CCCGGTTTGGCTGCAGCTAAACTGCAACCGAGTAGAATGGGGCTCCTAGATAATAGGAAAAAGAAAAATCTTCTCCCGTAGAGCTCTCTTCTACTACATAGCCTTCTGTGTTATCTCCCAAACAATCAGCATAAAAGCTATATCCTTTAGTGTACGAGGTGTTCATCTCTCCAGCTGCAAGTGATCCAACTTGGTTATCCGCACATGAAAATGAAAAAAGATTCATATTATAATACGGAAGTTCAAATTCAATACCTCCATTAGTGTGAGGAACAAAAGTAACTGTTCCTGTTGCTGCTGCGGATCTTGGACCTGATTCAAATGCAATACTCTCAGAAGGATCACTTCCTGTAGGACCTCTTAATCCAACCTTTGCCGTACTATATGGTGAAAAAGTTAAATCAGAAAAAACTCTGATCCTTTTAGTCATCCCTCCCCGCATTGCCAAAAATGCATATCGTAGATATGAATATAAATTGGTATAAGATGCTGTTCCTGTATCAAATGTTGGATGAATGGATGGCAAAATAGGAAATTTCACAGCTAAAGTTTTAACAGGTCCTGTTATGTCCACTGGAATAGTTTGTTGTGCTGTACGCACAAAACGCTTCAATAGTGCTCGAAATGAGAGTGGACGCTCTCCAAAATAGTCAAGAGCACAATTATCGCATATCTCAGAAGATGGATTCAAGTCAAAAGTTTGAATTTCACTACCACTAATATCCCGTGACTCTGTGACAACACCACGAGTCAATGGCATACGAGCATCTGTAAATTGGTTAAATTCAGCATCTTCCATTCTGACGTATACATTTACTTGAATAGGTAAACCGTCAGGACTTTGAAGAGCAGTTACTGGGGCAATAGAAATATACCCATTCGCTGCCTGATCATACGATTCTGGTTCAAAATATCCTGCTCCATATGCAACAGTTGGAATCACCGTTGGCACCTTAAGCCAAGAAAATGGAGATGCCCAATTGACACAAAATTCAACACATTGTGTTTCTTGAATATCCACAATACGAATAAATTGTTTATTCGTTGATATATCTGCATCTATAAGTATAGATTGATGCAAATTGGGTTCAAACACCACAGCTATCTTTCCTCTATGAAATGCATTACATATAAACTCTACACGAAAAATAACTTTGCCTCTCCAATAGTAAAATGGAGTTGCAGCGAAACTCATAGGTGTTGGTTGATAATACGTGTTAAAAAGATCTGTATACCATGTTTCCAATCTCGGCGTTACTACACTTGACCAAAGTGGAGTAGACATTATATCATCACTTTCTGCCCATTCAAACGTATCAAGGTAGGCTTCTTTACTAGCAATAGCAGCTATAACTAATTCATCTTCACAAGGTCCTACAAAAGACATATCAACAGTCAATTCTTGTTTTGGATCTAAAGTAATGCGCTTTCCCGTGCCATAACCTATTGTTTGAGTGCCATTAGTATAAGGCTGATTCTTCACATAGCTGGGTGGAGTATTCATCGCAGGCCTAGACCATCCAAAGAGCGCTGACATGCGCCTTAACCCAGTAAAAACAATTTCCGATGCTAAGGCATAAAATCTAATGGACGGAAAGGTTCCCATCATACGAGAAACCTTCGCTGAGTTTGAAGCAAACGTTTCCATTGGCCCTTTCTCACGTTCGTCCTTTCGTTCAATCTTGATAATCCTTGACTCAGATACGATTTCCATTTGCGTAGCTGTATTAGTACCTAGCTGTACATTTTCAAACCAAGCGTAAATATACACCGAAACATCAGATGATCCGGCTGTAGTACTATCAATGGGATTAACACTAGTAAGATATAATGTTCCACATTTTTCAGTATCTGCAAAGTTAGTGGATGAACCCAATACAAGTGCACTATTGTTGAAATTACGATGCATAGCCTTAGGCGATATATGCGGGATAAACATGTCAACTGGCTTGTTCTCTTTCACATCTATCGTAATTGCGCCCCTAGTTTGGCTCATAAAATTTAAAAAGATAGGCCTCCATGCCGCATCCAAAGCTAGAGCTGTTTCTTGTTGAATAAGATGCTCTGATTTGTCAGGATAAGGAATGTATGAAACCAAAATCTTTCCATAATGAAAAGGCATACCTGAGACTGCAATCCGAACTCCCATATCTGCCCTAAAATAGGCAAAATTTCTAAGTTTCGCACGCACCGAAGGTTCAGCTAACATCAAGGACCAAATATCATAAGAATTGGTCACGCTTCCTCCATTAGTTACGGTAAAAGTGGCAATTTGTAAAGGCCTACTCAGAAAGTCACCTAAATCTGTGATATCTTCTAAACCTACTGGTATAGGCCTAGTGGTACTAATAGATGTAACATCTTCTTCCATGCCACCTATATCTAATAAATTTTCCTTTTCTTCTATCACACCAGGATCTACTAGATCAGGTTGACTATCTAAAACATTTGATTCAGAATATATATTTCTATTAAATTTGCGTTTGTTCATGATTCTATGAATAGAATCTAAAGAACTCTGAAGAGCTCTATGTTGAATTAACAAATCTAAATTGTACTGCATAGTCTTTCTGAATTTAGGCCTCTTGCCTTTTATATCCCGCCGTAAACTGGCAGGGTGCGAATGAATGTCAACATCTTTATCTTTTAATTCTGTTTCGCACACGGATAGTTGTTGTAATAAGTTCCTTCTTAAAATGATGAGTCTATCCTCGACTCTTCCTCCTTTTTTCTTCTCTTCTATATTAGCGTGTAAAGTGGAAATGATATTAAAATATACACAATCTCTAATATCATATAAAGTTGTCTTTGTTTTAAATGCCTCAACGGGTTCAAAAACCCTGCATTCTAACATAATATCTTCGTATTCGAGAGATACCAGTGAACACTTACGTTTCCCCTTAGTGTTATTTAATGGTTCAACGGGGGCCACAAATCCCATGTGTACCTCGAGTTCCCCATACATGGGAAACATATCTGCGAGGTCTGTGGGGGAGTAGGTTGTATTATGAGCATATATCGTGATAAATTTTTTCCTTAACTTTTCAAATTTCTTTGAATTTAAATGGAAAAAAGACTCCCATAAACACGATCTTGCTGTATCTACCCATTGTTTTTCTTCTTCGACAGACTTAGAAGGAATATACCACATCAAACTCTTGAGAATAGAATCTTTTTCCAAAGGAGCAACCCATTTAGAATATTGAGCCTTATAAACAAATTTTCTTTTTAAAAAAGAAGAATCTGCTTTAGAAACAAATTTCTCGGTTATCTCTCCTTTTGTTACGGAAGTTAGATTCATGCCATAAGTTTCCTTACATACATGTGCATAGTATAGACAATGAAAGTGTTGTGCACACCCTTTACTTACAGTGACGAATAAATCGTCCCCGTACGTTTGAGGTGTGACTTCATCAAAGAAGTTCTTGTCACACAAAGAAGGATGGATATACCAAGCATACATGAGTAAGATAATTCCCCTTATTGAATTGTCTTCAGCTGTGGCATATTTTCCTGACGGTTGTAACCCAGGACAGATGAAAACATCTTCCATCACAACTAAAAGGGTAAACAAATTATCAGTCAGCAATCCTGAAACAATTTGCAAGGCTTTGTCATTATATCCAAGTTTTTTGAGAACTCGAAAAACAACATTACCTGCCGTTTTGGAAACACCAAAAGGCATAGAACGATCGTATTTTCCGTAATCGCCTTGCATAATGTTTTTATGCTTTGAAAACATATAATTAATAAATTCTGTCACCCCTGAATGCATATTTATGCCTACGGCTGTCCCAAATATATTATTATGCTGCAACATTAAAGTATAGAAAGGACTCAAAAACATTCGCGCCAAAATTATAGAACAAGTAGTAGAAACATAAAAAACTCTCGTTTTTCCTTTGATGTTTTTCTCCATCAATCTTGCTTCATCTTTTAGTGCTGCCTTCGTCATAGGATGTACCATCTCACCACGTGCATACGCATCTAATGCTTCACAAACTTCGCGCTTCAGAGTTTCAATTGGTTCTCGTAATACAAAACCTTCTTTTTCTTCAACAATGGGCATAATATTACTCTTCTTCCCTAAATATCCAAAACCCGCAGAAGTATTTGCATTCATTCTGCGTATGAAAGGATCTATATCAGCGCCATTAACTGCAGTATGCAAATCCAATGGCTTCAAGGACAAATTATCCTTACTAAGTAAAGTACATATGCGATCAACAAATATGTCTTCACACTTTTTTAAAACAGTGTGATTTAGAGCTTTCTTTTGACTAGCTAAACCTTTTAAAGCGATATTGAAGGGATTGATATATTCACCCTCATATAAAAAGTGCTTCATAGGCGGTGGTCCATATATGGAAAGATTATCAAATTTTAAACTTGAAGTAAGTAACTCTTCCATATCTTCAGAAAAAGGAGTGGGTCGTAATTTCGATTTTCCCCTTGAAAAAACAGGAGCATTGCGTCGGCCAAAATATTGAATGCCATGCAAAACTTCATATCGGGTCATAGACTTAACCAAAGGAGAATGTAATACTTCTCCAAATATGTGTCCTTCTGAATGTTGAACAAATCCACTTTCACGAAGATTTAAAGTTTTCAAACCTGCATTAATAGTATCTTTATCTAAAAACACACCATACGATAGGCAAGTCTCTTTTTGTCCAGCAGCGTGAATACCATATATAACACTACCTTTAGTGGCAGATCCTACAATAGGTAATCCACACTTTCCTACAGAATGAGATTTCCAAGTATAGGAAAAAGTAGGATTAAGTGATATATTTCCCGTCACGGGATTAAGTACTTTAATTGGACTTTCCTGTAGAAAAAATCTTGTTTTCTGATCAGTTATAAATCCTGCAAAGCTATTAGGATATTTCCCACTAACAAGATGGGGGGTAATATCTTTAAAATTTATAGCATCTAACTTAATCAAAGTAACATCGTTTCCTAATTCAAGAATATCACTCGCAGCTAAACATGTATCAATAGTTACAGCTTGCCTATTGTCTAGCAAACCTATTGAACAAATCTTTATTACAATATCTTCTTTACTGCCTAATAGTGAATGAGTATTAATAACGGCAGTATTTCCTTGAACTCCAAAAATATATGTATCTATACGTTTTCCTTTAGATTCAACTATGACGCGTCTAATATTCCTATTTATAACTTTCATCAATGTTTCTGGATTACCTGTATATGCCGCATGGGGATAATATATCTCTCTTACGTTCCATAATTCTGTATTTAATTTATTAGGTATGCGCTCATACGATTGGCCACAAGAAAAATTATCTTCATAATCTTTTAACTTATCATTATATTCAGAATGAATCTTAAAATTAGATTCACTCTTAGCAGCTTGTTTTTTCTTTGGTTTCAACAAAGAATACAAAGTATAAATGATAGTTCCAACTGCACCTAATGCAGCTACATGTAATACACCAAAAGTAAATTCATCATGCCATGGATTTATATTAATTATTCCCACAGCATTCCTCAACAGACGAATATGATGATTAAACTTGTTCGCATAAAAGTCTTTAGATACAAAATAATTAACAATAATCATGTAAACATATTTCGGATTAATAAACGATATCAAACATATTAAGAATATATAATAAAAATTCTTAGTAAACAAGAATGAAAAACACAAACAGGCACACAAAATATTTCTATTAAACTTAAAAGGATTAGTAAATGCATCTTTGTTTGCTCTAAATGTCATCAATATAAGCATGGAAAATAAATTCATCCATCCGTAATACAAAATATTTGTAGAGTGATGTCCTATAAGTGAAACATTATGTTTCAAATTTGAATACTTTTCTTTGGCAACTTCCTTAACACGATGAGCATAAGCTTTACTTGTCGCGGCGATTACGTCATAGTTATTCCTATTCAGTATACGCATTTCCACAATCAAGTCTTCTTCTTTCTGATCCAACTCTTTGTTAAGTATCGAAGCATTATATGTATCATCGAAAATATCTCCTTTTACAGTAAGGTCCCTCATTTGTTCTTCCAAATTAATATGTGTTTTGAATAATTCACTTAAAACTTGAGTTAACTTGTAGATGTCCCCTTCTCTCAGGTGATATTTAACTAACGAACGCTTCTTATCCTTAGGGGCATAAGTTACGACATTAAAAAGCCACCGATCCATAAGATCACCTCCATTTTCTAAATCTAAAATGGATTTTTTGGGGCAAATACCGCATGTTCCATCGTTCTTCAGAAACTCTTCTTTAACAAAAGTTTCTATATATAGGAACCTACGTTTCACTGCTGCCTGATTTTGAACAAGGGCGTCCAAATTCAAATCTGGTGAGTTAGTATCTAACAGAACTAATTCCGGCAAGGCATATACCTTGCCTTTCTCACCAAAGGCCATATTGCAGCTCATAGGATTAGAATCTACTAAGCTACAAAACTCATTAATCACTGGATCTCCACGCATCTTCGCAGCATTCTTAGAAATATTTCCTATTTCTGAATAATGAATAATTGGCTGCGAGAGTGGAGCATAACCTTCCCAGTACTCAGATACCTTATCTCTTTCATAAATCAAACCATCATGAAATTTGCGACCTTTTAATTTGCAATGTATGGTGGCAATGTATGGTAAAATTTTACTTTTTCCCACTCCAGGCTTACCGTGCAAGATCACACCAATAGGTGCGCATCTACGTGTGGAGCTAACTAGTTGTAAAAACTCGCTCTTAACACTAACTAACGAAGTAATAACATTCGTAAGTGGACGGTACTTTGGGTTTTGAGTGGTAACTGTGTCCCTCAATGATCGTGCGGCCTTTAATAAAATCTCAAGTTTGTTAACAAACTCGTAACGACACATGTGACCATCCACAGGAAGTCCAACATATGTTAGATCTTTAAAGCCCATCAAATCATGGAAATCATTCATAATCTTAGCAACAGGATCCTCAGATAATAAGGCTTCCGATATAGGAACACCCCGTAAAACTGAATCTCCTACTTTCAAGAGAACTAATAAGTTCTCAAACATTTCATAGATTAGATTGATAATAGGCATACGTTCAGGCTTGCCAAACATTTTGAACAATTTTGATGAGACATCACGAGAGAAAAACTTAAAAGAGGCAACAGTTAAGATCAATTTCTTAAATGATTGTACGATAGCAGAGTCTAAAACTCTAATTAACATTACGTACATTGCGTTTAAATCTGTTACCTTAGATTCTGTCATTATCTCTTCATCCACTTTTATTTCAACATTGATATCTTTCAATGATGGATCGAATTTCGTGATTATAAAATGGTAAGTGTCTTCTACAAATTCTAACACAGCTTTCTTAATATGTTTAGAGATGGTCAAACCTGAAGCCTGCACAAATAGATAAGTGCTCGAAGCATAATCTAAATAGCTTCGACTTCGTGTTAACTGATATAAAAATGATATCACTGTGCCTGCGAATGAAATTGGATTCTTTGAGAACAAAGCATCCATAAAATCGCATGTTGGTTCTACCAATTTCTCTAACAATTTATGTCCGTGCATTTTTATAAAATCTATAGCAGAGGGAAATTCAATATTCTCATTTTCACTAACTTTTGATTCAGCAATAATGTCTATATCTAGAGCTTTTCTTTCCTTCTTTTTCTGCTTACGCTTGGCAGCTTTGGCTCGTTTGGCTTTAAGCGCCATGGCGGAAAATAACGCCTTTTCTTTCTTCACAGCATCTTTTTCTGCTTTCCTAGCATCCCGAACAATTTTATTAGGATGCACGCGCGTACGATTTCTCGCAAGAACTGAACGTTCTTTAATATTGTACGCATTGGCATTTAGACTGGCGTATTCTTGTTTGACACGCTCGGTCTTTCTTACTAACTCTACTTTTAAACGACCTTTGTATCGTTTGTTTTTGTTAGTACTACGTATAACAGCCTCTTCAGCATCCTTTTTCTTTATTCTTCTTAAAATGTCGAATGCTTCTTTCTCCTGGAAAATACCTGCAAATGTATATAACTCGTAGTCAATATTGGGATGTTTTTTGACAAACCCATCAATTAGAGATTTTGATATACTTTGCTTTCCTTTTGAGGAGGCGGTGTTATTGTACTTGGAAAGTTTAGTTGAGAAGTCTCCTTTACTAAACATACGTTTAAGATCTTTAGTTGAAACGTCAACTCCGTTTTCTGATAAATCGTTTTTAAGGTGCGAGTAAAAATTTTCGCCAACCTTGTGTTTGATTTCTTTAGAATTAGGAGTTTGTTTCTCTTTATCTTGTTGTATTTTAGTGTGGATCTTTTCCCAATCACTTTCAATTTCATCATACTTTGATGAAATTTTTTCAATTCTCTGGACAGCCACTTGGGCAACTATGTCCTCAGAGATTTGAGATTTGCCTCTTGAAGAGCGAGATCTATTAATATCTCTAACTGCGTACTTCCAATTGGAAGCACGTAGAATCTTCTGTAAACTCTTCTTAGGCAGTTTGATACCTTGTTCCTGCAATAAAATATCTAAGGATTCAACCTTAGACTGCAGGTTAGCGACAGGTACAACGTCGTCTTTTTTATAGTCTCTTTGGACTTTTCTAATAGTCTTACTAGATTTAGTAATCAAATGGAGTACATTTTAAAATGACAGATTAATCATTAAAAAACGGCAATTGAATTCTATTTATATAGCGTCGATGGGGATAAAAATCCCTACGCTCTAAAACTTAAGCATTTTTGTAACTTGACAATTAGCAAACAATTGTTACAAAACGCATAAAGTAGCGAATAATTCTTCCAAACCTTATTATTATATCATATACTTGACTAAAGTATAAGGGTTCTATAAGATAGACTGTGAAAAACACAGAGACAAGTAATCAACTTGTCAAACAACACACGGGCGTGAGCCCGTG